CCGAAGATACTGACCGAGCAAGTGGACGTAACCAGCGGCGGCGAGAAGATAGTTATCAACATAAGAGGTTTTGATGACATACCCGACGATTGAGTTTGACCCGCAAACCATGAATGTGGTGTACCTGCCCCAAATAAAAAACATGGCGCGGGTGCAAATCCTTTACGGTGGTTCGTCGTCTGGCAAAAGCAAATACAAAGCCCAGCAGGTCGTGCTGGATGTGTTGGACGAGACAAGGACGGGCGGGCGCAACTGGCTTGTATGTCGGCAGGTAGGGCGGACAATACGCGGCTCGGTGGCGCAGGAAATAAACCGTGTGATTATCGAATGGGGATTATCTCAATTCTTTTCAGTCAATAAGACAGACGGCACAATAACCGCTGTCAATGGGTATCAGATTATATTTAGCGGATTGGATGACGTTGAAAAGCTAAAAAGCATCACGCCAGCCAAAGGCGCGATTACCGATGTGTGGATAGAGGAAACTACAGAAACCACACAGGACAGCATCAAGCAACTTATGAAACGGCAGCGCGGCGGCAATCCAAAAACGCCCAAGCGAATGCACATGACGTTCAACCCGATATTGCAGAGCAACTGGATTTATAAGGAATATTTCAAGCGCCTCGGCTGGGCAGACACACAAACGAAATATAAAGCCGACGGCATATCAATACTCAAAACGACATACAAAGATAATAAATTCCTAACCGCTGACGATGTGGCGGGATTGGAAAACGAAACAGACCAGTATTATTATGACGTGTACACGCTGGGAAATTGGGGAACGCTTGGGGATGTGATATTCAAGAATTGGCGCGTTGAAGATTTGTCGGGCATGGCTGACCAGTTTACAAATTGCAGAAACGGGCTTGACTTCGGATTTAGCAGCGACCCCGCCGCAATGGTCGGCACGCATTATAATACGTCGCATAAGACTATTTATATTTACAAAGAGTTGTACGAAACTGGATTGACTAATGACTTGCTATCTGAGCGCGTCAAGGATTTAATAGGAAGCGAACGCCTCACATGCGACAGTGCAGAGCCTAAAAGCGTGCAGGAATTACGCAATCACGGCGTAACCTCTGTAGGCGCAAGGAAAGGCAAGGATAGCGTAAACTTTGGGATTGACTGGCTAAAACAGCAGACTATTGTTGTTGATAAGTCGTGCATAAATACGCAAAATGAACTCAGTCAGTATCACTGGAAAAAAGACGCAGGCGGCAATTCGCTCCCGGTCCCAGTTGATAAAAATAACCACTTGATTGATGCGCTTCGGTATGCGTATGAAGACGACATGAGCGGTAGACAAAGACAACAAATCCGCACATGGCGCGGATAGGAGCAAAGCAAACATGAATGATTTAGATTTGGCGTTCAACGAAATCAGAAACAAACGCGCAGGATTGGATACGCTGTTCTCGTATGTGGACGGACCGCAGCCGTTGAAATATTCAACCGAGCGGCTGGCAGAGGCGTTCGAGAATATCAACACCCAATTTGAAATCAATTGGTGTAGCGTGGTCGTTGACGCGACGCTTGACCGCGTGCAACTCAAAGGTTTCGATACCAAAGACGAGGTAAGCAACGCCCGCATGGCGCTACTGTTCGACCGCCTGCACCTTGATATTGAAGCAGACCGCGCACATTACGCGGCGCTTTCGACAAGCCAGGCGTATCTGATTATATGGAAAAATGCCGACGGCGAGATTGAGGCGTATTACAACGACCCGCGATTGTGCGCCGTGTTTTACGACCCAGCCAGCCCGCGTAAAAAGTTATTCGCCGCTAAATGGTTCAATCACTCTGGCGGTATGCAGGAAATCACCCTATACTATCCCGAACGGCTCGAGCACTGGACAAGCACAAAGATTCAGACCGGCACGGCTATTGATAAATCGTCCGCGTTTACTCTGCAAGCCACAGAGGCAAATCCCTATGGCGTTATTCCGATGTTTGAACTCAGGACGGCAGGCGAGATTTATAAAATCCTGACCGACCAGGACGCAGTAAATAAGCTATTTTCTGACATGATGGTGACAAGTGACGTATCATCTGCCCCGATGCGCTACGCAATATCCAACAGCGACCCAGGAAACATCAAGAACGGACCTAACATCTGGGCGTGGTTTCCTGCCGGTGATGGACAAGGACAGGCAGCAAGTGTCGGTCAATTCCCCGTCGCTGATTTGAGTGGTTACTGGGTGTCAATGGACAATCTCGCCAACGCAATAGCAATCATCACCCGCACGCCGAAGCATTACTTTTCGATGTCAGGCTCAAACGTTAGCGGCGAGGCATTGCTGGCGATGGAATCCCCGCTGGTCAAGAAGTGCAAAAAACGACAACGGGAATTTGGCTCACAGTGGCAGGACATTGCCGCATTTATGCTTCAACTCGAAGGCGTAACTATTGAGCCGTCACAAATCTTTGTCGTGTGGGAACGCTCTGAATCCGTGCAACCCAAGACAGAGGCGGAAATCCGACAACTCGGCGTTAACACTGGCGTGCCTTTGATTACACTACTTCGCAGAGATGGTTGGGGACAGGATGAGATTGACGCAATGTTGGATGACAAGAAGTTGCAGGACAAAGCCGAGAAAACGATGGCTCAAGCGTTGCTGAATGATTTGAGAATCAAGCAGCAGCAAGAGAACCCGCAGGACGTAGGGCAGGATAATTCAGACAATGCCAACAACACCGGATAGTGAAGTTGTAAAAGTCATCCGCGCCCACCGGCTCGGAATGAACGCGCAGGAGGAAGCGGTTATCGAAAATCTCGGCAGCCGCTGGCTCGGCGTGGAGCGGGCATTAGAATCAAACGTTAATGCTCTCGCCAATGAAATGACAAGACGCGCACAGGCAGGTGAAACCATCACGAACGCGATGGCGCAAAAGGCAGAGCGGTACGCCATCCTAAAAGCGCAACTGCAACAAGAGGTAGCGAAGTACAACAAAGACGCGGCAGTCATTATTTCAGGCGGGCAGGATACCGCGCTGAGGCTTGGAATAACATCCGCGCAGGATGCGATATACGCCAGTTATCCTTCGCCTTTGTCGGCTTCGTTCAACAGGATAAACGTCAAGGCTGTTGAGTCAATGATAGGCTATGCCGGTAACGGCTCGCCATTATCAAGCCTGCTGAAAAACGACTACCCCGACGCAGTGGATGGGTTATTGCAATCCCTTGTCAACGGCGTGGCGATGGGGCAGACTGCCGACCAGGTAGCGCGAAATATGGCTGACGGGATGGGGATGGGGCTTGACCGCTCATTGTTAATCGCCCGCACAGAGATAAACAGGGCGTACAGGACGGGCAGCACGGAACAGTATAGGGAAAGCGGCGTTACCAGTGGCTTTATGCGTCTTGTGGCGCGTAACGAGGCTTGTCTGGCGTGCTTAGCGCTGGACGGCGAACGCTTCGACAGCGCTGATGAAATGGACGACCATCCGAACGGGCGCTGTACTTGTGTCCCCATAGTGGCAGGTATGCCGCTTCCTGAATGGGAGAAAGCAGACACATGGCTTGCAAATCAAAGCGAAGATAAGCAGCGGGCGGTACTAGGTAACACCCGCTATGAAATGTACAAGGCTGGCACTCCATTATCAGCGTTTGGTAAAAAGGCGCACAGCGACGAATGGGGCGATAGTCCGAGCATTATTCCATTGCGTGATTTGTCGGGAGTGACGGACACAAGAGTTATTGATGATATTCCGCAGGCGAAAGATTTTGACGTTGCGTCATTACGCGAGAGTGTAATGGTATTGCGTGATGAGCAAGAGAGCGCAATACTTGAGAAGCAATCCGAAGTAGACCAAATAAAAAAAACAACCGACGATATGCGAGAAGAAAAGAACGGTTTATGGGACTTGTATTATGCGGCAGAAAGGGACGGCAATACGGCAGACAAAGAATTTTTTATGGGTCAGATTGAAAAATTAAGCAAAGAACAAACTGACTTATATAATAAAATGCACTTAATAAAAGATGATATAAGAAAAATAGAAAATGATTTGTCTGCAAAGGCAAGGTCATTGCTTGCCGTGGAAAGTCCAATAAATACAAAAGTAACCGGAAATATGAAGCTGATAAATGAAAGAATTGGAAATACACAGGATGTATTTAACCTTGTTGACGCAAGCATAATGAAGGGAGAGAATCAAGTTGCCGTAAAATTCAAGGCTGGGCGGGCGTATTATGCAGATACGCAAAACGATATAGTTTTGTCGAAGTCGTCTGGTTTGCGAGTTTTTGCTCATGAATTTGGTCACTTCTTAGAGGATGAGGCGGCACTTAGAGAAGCCGCTAGTCAATACCTTGATAGTCGGACGGCTGGCGAGAGTGCAGTAAGTCTTAGAAAGTTGACGGGCAATAAGGGATACCAAACGTGGGAGGTAACAAAACCAGACCAATTCAAAAACCCTTACACTGGTAAAATATATCCAAGTGGACACACCGAAATAATATCTATGGGATTAGAGCAGCTTTATAATGACCCCGTAAAGTTTGCAAATGAAGACCCTGATTATTTCGACTTCATGGTAAAAACACTAAGAGGCAGGTAATGAGCGCAAAAGTAAAGGTATTGGACACTTTAGCCACATACACAGACGGCGCGTGGAGTTGCGAAAATAAAGAGATTGAAAAACTATTAAATTTATTTATTCCCGACTTTTCAGGCGCAGACCCAAACACAGACCAAACCGCAGCGCAATATGTAGCAGATACATATGCGGGAGAGATAATAAGCGTTGAAGAAATGCCTGCAATTGATGGAGTGATTTACTAATGAGTAAACAGACCGCCGAAATAATCTGCAGAGCCTTATTGGCGATTGTCGCCGCG